GACGTTATCCGAAGCCAAGGCCCACTGCCGCGTCGATATCGACACCGACGATTCGCTGATCACGGGCTACATCACTGCCGCCCGTGAGCTCTGCGAGGACTACCTCGACCGGGCTCTCGTGACACAGCAGTACGTGATGCGGCTCGATCAGTTTCCATCGGAGATCGAACTGCCCCGCCCGCCGATGAGCGGCAGCGGCACCACGACCGCCGTCGTAGTCACGTACACGCTGAATGACACCGGGGCGACGGCGACGCTCGCGACCAGTTCCTACCGGGTCGATCGCGACTCGACGCCTGGGGCAATCCGCAACCTCTACGGCGGCACGTGGCCCAGCAACCGCGACGATCAGAACTCGATCAGCGTCACGTGGTGGGCGGGCTACGGTGCGGCCGCGAGCGTGCCGCAGCGGGTGAAGAACGCGATTCTGATGACCGTGCTCGAACTCTACGAAAAGCGCGGCGATGCCCAGTTGCCGCCGGGGGCGAAGGCACTCCTCGATAGCGTCTCCTGGGGGCAATACGCATGAGTCTCGACGGCCGCTTCACGGTTGACGTGCTGTTTCACGATCTCGACGGATCGACTGCCGTGAAGGTGCTGTCGCTGGAGTCAAGCGATGCCGCCACCACGGGCAAGGTCGCCTTGGTCACTGGCACGATCGGTACCGCGACGGTGACGTTCTCACGACAGCCAATCGCGTACACGGCGGCTGACGGCGGCACGGTGTCGTTCACGTTCGTGGAGCGCGTGGCACTGCGTGGCAATCCGCACGTTGAACTCACGACCGCCCCGACGAAAACGTACTTTGCGTCTGGAAACCGCGTCGGAGTCTACGAACTGACCGGCAGCGAGCGGACGAACACTTCCTTCGCGATCCGCACGACAACCGGCACCGCCACCTACTCACTGCTTGTCTACGGCTCATGATTGACGCCGGAAAACTCCGCGAGCGGGTGACGTGGCAGTCGCCCACCGAGACGCGTAACTCCATGGGCGAGAGCGTGGCGTCGTGGAGCGACTTCACGACTGTGTGGGCGAGCGTCGAAGGCGTTTCGTCCCGCGAGTTCCTGCTTGCCGGGCAGCAGCAGATCGAAATGTCGCACCGCATCCGCTGCCGCTACGTGCCGGGGCTGACGCAGCAGATGCGGGCCTCGTGGCGTGGTCGGACGCTGGAGATCGTGAGCCTGCTCGAGCGCGCGAACCGCAGCGAGCACGAGGTGATCTGCCAGGAGACTACCTAGATGGCTGTCGCCGGGATCAATCTGAACATCAATTTCGAGGGGCTTCGCGAGCTTCAGGAGAACATCAAAGCGTTCTTCCCGAAGAAGGAAGCGAGCGAGGTGCTCGGGGACGCGATCGAAAAAGCGATCTATCCCGCCTTTCTGCGGCTGGGTGAAGTGACGCCCCGCGGGCCGACGCTCAATCTACGGCGTGCGGTGGCGATGAAGGTGAAGAAGTATCCGCGCGACGGGGCGGCTGTCGGGCTCATCGGGTATCGGCGGGCGGGCGTGGCGCAGGCGTCGAGTGCCGCCGGCGGCAGCGTTCGAGCCGGGCCGGATCGTGCGTTTCACCAATGGTGGCTGGAGTTCGGCACGCAGCAGCGCGTTGTCTCCAAGAAAAGCACGAAGCCGTACACGCGGCGTGGGCACACGCGTCGGATGCCCAGCGGCACGACCACTGAGGTCAAGCCGCACGTCGTACAGAAGGGCCAGGGCAAGTACATCGCGAGCAGCTTCAATCGGCTCGGGCCGTTCAAGATGGTCCGCGATCTGAACCGCAACCGCGTCCAAACCGATCCGGCTTATCCGAAAGCATTCTTCAAGGCGAGTGCCGAGCCGATCAGGATTCCGCCCACGCCAGAAGGCGGCGTCGCAGGTCGCCCTCCGGTACAGACCGCGTGGGACCAGACCCAAGGCCAAGTCGCCGAATACCTCCAGCGGGAGCTCGGGCTGCGGCTCTCCGAAGCCTGGGCCGCCCTCCGCTACCGCGACTCGGGCTCGATCACGGGCACCGACACGCTCTGACGCTGCAAGCCTGGGGGGGTAGCGTGGGATGCTACGGGCATGCCCCTGCAAGCCCCGGAACAGGCCGTCGCGAACGCTCTGAAGCAAGATTCGGCCGTGGCCCTCGTGGTCGGCGACCGCATCTACCCGGTGCTCGCCCCAGCTACCACGGCGATCCCGTTCGTCACATGGCGGCGGCAGGCGGTGCAGCGTCAGCAGACGCTTTCCGGCCCGATGGGGATGCCGACGGTCGTGCTCGCGATCGACTGCTACGCGCTGACCTACGAGGCAGTAAGAGACCTCGCCGACAAGATTCGCCGCGTTCTGGATGGCTGGGGGGAGCAGAAATTAGGAATAGATATACGGCACGTCAGTCTCGACGGCGAGGCGGACGGGTTCGTGCAATTGGCGGGCGGCGACGCCCCGCCGGTGTACAGCGTCACGCTCACGTTCTCGATTCTCTGGAAGGAGATTTGATCTATGTCGGCCACTCCCCATGATGGAACCGGAACAGTTCTTCGGCTGGGCGCTGATCAGTACACCGTCACGAACATCGTCATTCAGTTCACCGACCCGAACGCCGATGCCGAGAAGATCGACGTTTCGCACCTGGGGCTGACGACCGGCGCGAGCATCCGCACGATCGACCGTCCGCTCCAAGGCTCCACGAGCGATACGGGCCGGACGGTGCAGTTCGACTACCTGGGCCGCACGATCATCGCCGATGCCTCGACCGGCACGTGCTCGATCACGGTGGCCGGCACGGCGCTGACGGGCTTCGCGAGCGTGGCCTACACGGTCAACGCTTCGACTCTCACGCTGGCGACGAACGACGCGATCCGCGGGCAGGCGACGCTCCGACTCGCACGCGTCTAGTGCTGTGACGGAGGCCCGTCATGGCAAACCCGTGCACAGGCGTAACCGTCACATGGGGCGGCGCGGCTCTTGAAGAAGTCGTTGACATCAAGATCAACGCCGGCGGCTCGCTGCCTATCGGTCGCGACAGCGTGATTGCGCTTGACGCAGGCACTATAGAGATTGCGTGCCTGCACACGGCGAACGTCTCGCTGGCTGAACGTGGACTCAAGAAGACCCTCGCCTTCACCGGCGGCGGTCTGACGTGCTCCACGAAAGCCATCTTCCAGACGCTCAACATGGCGGGCAAGGTGAACGACGTTGCTCGGTACAACGTCTCCTATCGCATCGTCATGGAGTGAAACCAATGGCCCTCACGGCAGAGCAGATTCTTGCGGCAGACGATCTCGGGCTCCTCGAGGTCAAGGTCAAGGAATGGGGCGGAAGCGTCTTCATTCGCGTGATGAGCGTGGGCGAGCGCGACGCCTACGAGCGGATGTGGATCGGGAAGAAGGAAACCGGCATCGAGAACTTCCGCACAGAGTATCTGCAGCGGGTGCTCTGCGACGAAACGGGCAAGTTGCTCTTCACGCGCGAGCAGATCGAGCAGTTGGGCAAGAAGTCGGCGGCCGTGATGAGCCGGCTGTTCGAGCGGGCGATGAAGCACAACGCGATGTCGGAGGCGGATGTCGAAGAACTGGGAAAAGGTTGAACGTCTCCCAGACGAGGCGGTTCATGTTTCGTCTGGCGGGACACTTGAAGATGACGGTGCGGGAGTTGTCCATGCGGATGGACTCCCGAGAACTTTCGGAGTGGCGAGCGTACACGACATATTTTGAGGCACTTCCGGATTCGTGGGAGGAAACGGGTTTGCTGGCGTCACTGCTCGCAATTCCGTACTCGCCACGAGGGAAGTGCCCGAAGGGCAGTGATTTCGTTCCGTTGGCAAAGCCGCCGCAGCATGAGGCTCAGGCGGCAGAGGTCGTGAAGGAACTGGCGAAGCAACTCGGGATTTTGGGACAGTAGAAATGGCGACGATTCTCGGGCTAGCGATGAAGATTTCTGCGGACGCCACCGGCGTTCAGCAGTCGCTCACGCCCGTAGAGCGGGCGCTGAACTCGCTTGACCAGCAAGCGAAGACGATCACGAGTTCATTCGATCGTTTTGCGGGCTCCAGTTCTGCCGCCGCTGCCGCGCAGGCGAAGGCGGCCGGCGACCTCGAGAGGCTGACGCAGCAACTCCAGGCTCAGGCGATCACAGCCCCGGAGTACGCGAGGGCTTTTGAGGAACTCTGCAACGCCGTCGAAGCCGAAGTTGCTGCATTTGAGCGAGCCGGTCGCACCATCGAAGCGAACCGCACGCCGCTAGAGCGGTATGACGCCGAAGTACGGGTTCTTTCCCAAGACCTCGAAGCCCGGAGGATCGACCAAGAGACATTCGATCGGGCGGTCGCCAAGGCGACTTCCACATTCACGAAGGCCGAAGCGGCGGCGCAGGGATACGGCAACGCATTGGAAGGTGCGGGCAAGGGCAATCTCCAGTTCAACGAACTCAGCGGTATCCTCTCCGCCCTGCCAGGCCCGCTGGGCAACGTGGCTGGCCGGCTCTCCGGGCTCTCGTCTGCCGGTGAAGGACTGTCTCGCGTGTTTTCTGGCGGATTGGCGGGCGGGCTGACGAGCGTCGGCACGAGCGTTGCCGCCCTCGTCAATCCTTTCACCGCCGGCGTCGCTGCTGTGGCTGGCTTGGGAGCCGCCGCGACCGCGGTGGTAGGTGGGCTGACGCAACTCAGCGGCAAAGTCGAAGAGCTCGGCTTCGCAGCCCGGCAGGCTGGCGTCGATTTCGGCACGATCCAGATTCTCGAAGAGGCTGCGACCAGGGCGAACGTGCCTGTCGAAGCCTTGGCGACAGGCATCCAGAAGTTCGGAGCCCGACTCGCAGATGCAACGAAGGGCAGCGGCGAGACATTCACGGCTCTAGAGCAGTTGGGCTTCACGCTTCAAGACATTCAGTCGGCGCAGAACGACCCGACCGCGTTTGCTGGTCGCGTGGCCGCTGCGCTCGATCAGATTCCAGAACCGGCAAAGCGGGCGCAGTTGCAGATCGACATTCTCGGCAAGGGCGGCGAGAGCCTGGTGCGAGCGTTCGGAGAACTTGAAGGATCGACGCTTGCGGTTCGTCGGTTCGGAGGTGCGATTTCGGAGTTGGATTCCAACCGTCTCCTCGCCCTCGATGGTGCCTTTGAGAATGTGCAGCGGTCGATCCTCGGCCTCGGCCGCGAATTGCTCACTCCGTTCATCGGCGTTACACAGTCGATCTCCGAAGGGCTCGCTCCTGCCATTGCCACGTTCGGCCGCAACATCGGAGCGGTACTCGACACGTTCTCTCCGCTCACGAGCGCTATCGGGCTGCTCGTCAATGGGTTTCTTCAACTCGGATCAACACTCGGCAATCTCGTCGGCACTGCTCTGGAGCCGTTCGCCGCCGTCGGCCGATCCGTAAGCCAGACGATCGACTTCATCAGTCAATCTCTGACGGCTGTTTTCGGCAGGGTAAACGATGCTGTCCTTGGGTTTCGCTCGCTGTTTTCATTCGACGGAACAGCCAAGCAATTTGGCGGAACGATCGCCGCGGTCGCGGAGACAGTCGAAAGACTTGCGACGATCGTCACGACAGCCTTCGGGCAACTCGGAGAAGTAATCGCCGGCACGGTGTCCGACGCAGTCGGAAACGTGAGCGAAATGGTGTCGCAGTTCCTCGAGTTCACAGGGCTTGGCGCTGCGATCCAAGGAATCGCCAACATTGTCGCGGGCATCTTTGGTCGCATCGGAGAGTTTTTTGCTGGCGTCGCCGGAGGCGTCGGCGGGTTCGTGTCCAACATCCTGAGTACCGCCGAAGGCTTTCTTGGAATCGACAGATCCGCAAGACAGGCAGCCGAAGGCGTCAACGCCGTCACGCAGAGCACGCAGCAACTCACAGCGGAGCAGCAGAAAGGCTACGCCGACGTTCAGCGGGCGATCGCGGGCAGCGGTCAAGCTCTCGACAACGCAATCGCGAAGGCCGGCGAGTTTGGGCAGGCAGGGTTTAGCGCCGCCCTGGAGTTCCAGAACGCACTCGCCGACTTGAAGGAGCAGGCCGACAACAACGAACTGAACGCCGAGCAATACAGCCGCGGTGTGGCTCTCGCGACGGCGGAGTTCGACAAGCAAGTTGAGTCGCTGCGGCAAGTGCAGGAAGAGACACGCAAGGCCGCCGAAGAGGCACAGCGTCGCGTCGATGCTGATCGGCAAGTCTCCGACGCACTCCTAGAGCAAGCCCGCATCGCTCGCGAGTTCGGCGGTGACAACACGCGAGCGAAGGCTGCCGAAGACGCGCTCGCCGTGGAGCGTGAGATTGCCCGCGTCCGCGAAGAGGTCGCTGCGGCTCGTGATGGCGGCGATGCGGAAGCAGTCACGAACGGTGAGACGCGGATCGCACAACTGGAGAAGATCCGCGCCGAACAGCAAGCGATCGCCGACGGCTCCGCCAAGGCCGCCGCGGACGAGGCCCAGCGGCTTGCCGATCAAGAGCAGCGGGTGAACGCGCTCTTGAACGCCGGGCGTGAGCAGACGCAACTCGAGCAACAGATTGCCGATGTGCAAAGCGTGCAGGCTCGCACCGCCCAAGAGCTCGCCGCCGCGCGGCTTGCTGGCAACGAAGAGGCGGCGAACACCGCCGCCGCCCGGCTTGCCCAACTCGACCAGTTGCAGGCGTCGCTCGAAGAGTCGCAGCAAGCGGCCGAGCAAGGATTTGGCGACGGCTTCGCCCAAGCGTTCACAGCAGTCGATCAAAAGATCGGCGAGGTGATCAACAAGGCGGCTGAGTTTGGCAATGCCGGGGCGGAGGCGGCCCAGCGGCTACAAGAGGGAATCGCTCGTGCCCAAGAGCAGGCCCGGGCGGGCATCCTCAACAAAGAGGCGTTCGACGCAGAGGTCGCCCGGCAGCAAGAGGTGTTCAACAAGGAAGTCGCGAATCTCGAAAAGACTGACCAACTGCGGAAGCAGAAGATTCAAGAGAACGCCAAGCTCCGCGAGCAGGCTGAAGCCCAAGCGGTAAAGCAGGCTGAAGAGGCGGTCAAGCAACAGCAGCAATTGATTCAGCAGCAGCAGGCGGAGTACGCGAAGCAACAGCAAGCGATCGCTCAAGAGCAGGCTCGCTTTGCCGAAGAACGTCGCAAGGCGGAAGAAGCCGAGTTCAACCGCCAATCCGAGCGCATCCGCGAGTTGAACACCCTCGGCTCGCGCACAGTACAGACTGCCGACATCCGCACGCAAGAGGGGCAGGATATCGTGCTCGGGCTCGCCGCCAACGCGCAAGACCCGGCACTGATCGAGGCCCGCCTGCAGACGAAGCAGTTGCAACTGATCGCCCAAGGCATCAGCCAAGCTGCCGGAAACTACTTCAACACGCCCGTCGCCATCGTCGGCGGTGCCCGCCTCGCAGGATTCAACTGATGCCCGGCACAATCGTCGCTACCAAAGAGCTCGCCCGCACGTTCGAGAACGAAGTTGGCAGCGCCGGCGGAAAGGCGGTGCGCCGCTGGGTGTGCATGCTGTCTGATGACACGCTGACTTCCGGTGGGCCACCAGGCATCACTGACATACTCACCGCTACTACAGGCGGCACGTGGGGGGCCGCGCACCCTGTGCACACGAGGCTCGGGCTTCGCAAGATCGCCGTGAATGAGCGATTTGAGGACAACCCGTATGCGCTTGAGGTTGTCGGCGAGTATGGACTCGTGCTGGCTGACGAGGTTCTCGCGCCGACGTTTCGCGCTGCGATCTGGTCTTTTGAGTCACGCGCTGGGCAAGTGCCAGCCTTCTATCACTACATCGGGTCTGGCAACGGAACTCTCAGGGCACTGACGAACAGCGCCTACGACTACTACCCCGGGCTTGTGACCGACGAAGCAGTCGTGAGAATCCAAGTACAGAAAAACTTTAGCACCGTTCCATATTCGTGGCTGTCTCTCCAGAACTATGTGAACAACGCGACGTATCTCGGGTGCGCACCACAGACGATCAAAGTCGATGCCATTGAAGTGCAGCCACGCACAGAGGAGTGGAATAACTCCCTGCAGACCTTCTACACAGCCGTCGCCACTCTCACGTATCGGCAGAGTTCGCACAACCTCCTCATACCGGACATTGGATTCAACTACATAGACGGCACCGAAAAGCGTCGTGCGATGGTCTTCGATTTCCAAAACGCCGAATGGGTCGCAAGCCCGAACCCTGTCGGCCTCGATGGCTTCGGCGGACAGACGCTCGGCTTCCCTGCCATCAACGCCTTCCGCTGTAATCCGCAGGCGAACCTCCAAGCGACGTTCGGAACACCCTGATGGCAGCCCCGCGTGACCCGACGCAGTTCACGCGAGACAGCGCGAGGCGCATCGCTCAAGTCGTGCGCGCCGCCGAGATCGCGACGCCTCCAGGGCGACCTCTCAACTGGGAGCCGATTCTTGACCCGAAAAAGGTAAAGCTGTTTCGGGTCGGCACCTACGAAGCCCCGTGGCCGATCGAAACGGACAAAGTGGTCACGTTCAAAAACGTGACTTCCACGCCGAACACGGCAAACGTCACGAATCTTTTCTTTGAACTCGACAACCCGACTGGTGGTGGCGGTGACTGCGGTATCGCGAAAGAGGGAACCAGTTGGTATCTGATCAGCGTGCCGCTTCGCCTTGCGACAGTGAACATTGTCGAGAGCATTAGCCCAAAAGACGTGATCACGAGCGGAACTACTTCGCGGCTTACATTCTTCAGCACCGCAAGCACGGCCGTTATCCGCACGTTTGAAAGCACGTCGGAAGTGACGGTGACGCCGTGCGAGACTGGCGGTGAGGTTGAGGTGCTTACTGATGTTACCGTCTCGTTTGATCCCAACAAGTGCGAGATCAATGTCGAAAAGCAAACACAAACTATCAAGCTTACGCAGGTGGGTGACGAGGTCACCATTCCAACGTTCGCCGGAAGCAAGACGGCACTAGGTATTAGCCTCTCAGCGACGCAGACGGCGAACGTCGTGACCGGCCTGAAGTCGGAGCAGGTCGCTACGATCGACTCCATGTTTACGGCGAACGTCCTTATTTTCTGAGCAAGCCATGCCCTGCTGTAAGTGCTGCTGTGGAAACAAAGACTGCGCAGAAGGCGAGCATGGCAAGTGCTGCTGCGGCGGAGCAAACGGAACGTGCTGCCAAGAGGGGCAGTATTGTTGCGATGGGGTTTGTGAGGACGAGCAGTGCGAGTGCGACCCGTGCGAAGGCTGTACGCTTAATTGGACTGGGGCGAGCGTAGACAATGTGTATTTCGGCCGACAAGAAGCTTTTGTTGAAGACATCGGGATTTG